CAGCTCTAGCCCTTGATACATTTTTTAATTGTGGGTTAGACTCTAAAAGCATATTGACTACTTTAGTGTCATCGTTATCTATAATGTTTCCATCTACTTGTGGTACAAACATTTCAGCACCTTTTTCACCTACTATATATTCTTTGCCTTGTGCAACTGGGCCACCTTTAGCTTTAAAAGTATCGTCAGGTTTAGTTTCTAATGTTGCTTTAGTTATACCCCTTATACCACCTTTTTTCTTAATTTTACCTTCTTTATATAATTTTTTAATAATACGTTTTTTGTATGCAGTATCAAATACTAAAGGTTTACTACTTTTGTTATTGTCTTGTAATCTTTGCATTTCTTTTTCTAATTCAATAGTAATAGCTTCAGCAGCTTCTTCAAATTGAGCTTGTTTATTTTCACCTTTAATAAATTTACCATAAACTCTTTCAAAGAAATTAGGTTCATCAATATCCATGCTTCTAAGAAGTTGTTTAGTATTTTCTATTTCTTGAGCTGTTGCTTCAATAGGAGCTTGTTTTCTATCTCTTATTCTATCAGCATATTGGCCTGATATAGCACCAGCTTTTATAGCATTATCAAATAATGATTGAGACATAGGTTGTCCAGTAGCAGAAGATTTCATTAAACCTAATCCTAATGTAAATGCAGGGTTAGCCATTAATGCTTCAAAACCACCTTTGTTTTTCCAAGATTCACCAGCTTGTGAATAGCTAATACCAAATATATTTTGAAATTGTTTTTCACCTAAACCAAATTTTTGCATTCCTTGTTTTGCATATTCATTTTGTTTCATGTCCATAGTAGACATTGGTCGTTTATTTATTTGTTGTTTTTGAAAATTAAAAAATGGATCTACTTGAGGATTAACAAGAGGAGATTCTTTTCTTTCATAACTAGGATTAGGAACTACACCTTGTTCATTAACTTGAGGTGGCATAAGATCAGAATCCATAAAGTTATCTTCAGGAATTATACCTGTAGCTCTACGTCTAAGTTTATCTATAAATGATTCCATTATAATATTCTCCTATCTAATTTGTTTATTTTTAAAAAATCGTAATAAGGACTATCATTTGTAGCTAACAATCCTTGTTGTGTTCTTGCTGTATATAGTGATTTTTTAACATCATCATACATACCTTTAATATAGTTTTTAGATCCTATACTTTTAAATATAAATTCTGAAGGATCAGGTAATCCTGTACCTTCGGTATTTACTGTTCTTGTTTCTGTTTGTTGTGTTTGATTATCATTATCTCCACTACTTTGATATTCATCAATAACACCTTTTAAAGTTTGTCCTTGAGTTCCAGTAGTAACAAATTTACCACCATCTAAAATACCTGTAGTAGTAGGTCTACCCATTAAATTATTAAATTTAGCAGTTTGATAAGCTGTGCTAATAAAAGATCCACCTATAGTATTTAAAGGATTAAGAAAAGTTCCTACTGCAAATGAAACAGGATTATTAAATATTGAACGTCCTTTTACTTTAGATTCTAAATCTTTTTGAAAATTATTTACTAAATTAGAACCAGTATCAACTGGATCATCTACGTTAGGATCAGGATCTCCTAAAGAATAATCAGGAGTATTTTTTCCTGGCCCATACTTATTCATAACAGTATTGTATTCTTCATTGTCTCCACCTGTACCACCTTCTGATACAGAGTAATCTGACATAGATTCAGTAGCTAAACCTGCTTCAACATCTGCTGAAACAGAATCATTTCCTGAACTTGATGAATCACCACCACTTGACATTAAAGTAATCCTCCTAGTAAACCAAAGCCTCCACCTATCATAGCTCCCATTCCAGTATTTCCACCACCGATCATATTACCAAGAGCAGCACCTGTTAAGGCACCACCTGCTGCCATACCAACAGGATTTCTATCAAAAGATTGTGTTCCTTGTTGAGTTGGGAATCCTGAAGCTACAGGATTAATGATATTAGAGTATCTTTGTAAATTTTGATATGGAGCTAAGTTCTGTTCTTGTTGTAAACCTCTTAATTCCTCTCCAACAGCTGTTAAGCTTGGTACAGCTCTAGCAGTTTGTAACTGTCTATTACGTTCATTTTCATATGATTGAAAAGCTAAAGGTAATGCCTGTTTCCCTATTTGTGTCGTAACTTGTTGTTGAGACATAGGACTGCCTGGAGTTCTACCTGCACCTGAAAATTGTTGAGCAACATTCGTGTATGCACTTGATGCTACATCAGCAATTAAAGGAGATAAAAAAGGATTAGAATATTGCCCTGAAATTGTATCTGCAATTTGCGTATTTGCCAGTCCTGCTATATTTTCTTGTGCAGCTAAACCTGAAAGCTGTTGTGTCGTTGGAGCCACATATTGTGGCCCTTGTCCGTAAATAGCACTAGCATCAGTAATCATTTGATTTAATGCTGGTTGTGCTGGTGCGTAAGGTTCATTACTTTGTATAGTAGTACCCCCACCACCTGATGATGATCCTCCTCCAAATGACATATTATTTTTTCTCCTTTTTATGTTTTTCTAATAGTACATGGGTTTCTGTAAAACCAAAAGGTTTAAGAACTTTCTTCCAACCTGGTCTAGCAACTAACTCGAGTAAGTCGCAATTGTTTTTCCATGCAAAATCTTCTATGTGTTTAATTAAATGTTGCCATTTTTCACGATGTCTACCAATCATAATTCTGATATTTAAACATCGTTGTAATGGTCTTTGTATTATCTCTGTTACTACAACTCCATAATATTTAGATTTATCGTCAGCTTTTGTGTCCCAAAGAATCCATAACTGCATTTTGTTTTCCAAAATCCATTTTTTAATATGGTCAGTTAAAGCATAACGATTAGATCTATTTAAAGCATTAGCTACATCTGTTTTAACTACTCCCCAAACATCATTAACATCTTTAGTTGGTATATAATGTAATTCGATCATGTGACTGATAAGTAGCTTATACCAAAATGTATTGAATCTGTACTACTAACTGTAGCTTTTAAAGAATCTGATGATTGTAAAATTAAAGGAACTGTTAATATTTCTACAGAAGTATTAGCTGCTAAAGTCTGTGTTTTTAGTATTGTAAACTCAGTACTAGCTGAGTTATCTAAAACATCAAATGATAATGTAGGTGTATTACTTGTATTATTAGTTACTCTAATAGATTTTACAATAAGAGTTTCATCTGAAGCAGCAGTTAATAATGCAGTTTCACTTCCTGTTGCTAATGCAACACCTTTAAATTGATAAGTATTTGCCATATTTTTATTGTTAAATTATTTAAATGATGGGCCACCAAACCACATTACTAAAGACTTACGATTTCCTTTAGTAACAGGTGTTACTCTATGTCTAATAAAACTTGCAAAAAATAATGCGTGTCCTTGTTTCATTTTTGGTCTACTCTTGTCATCTATTAATTCTAAATCACCACCCTCAAAATCTTTTTCATCAGATAATAATAAAGTCATAGAAATTTTTCTAACTGGAGGCATATTTTTCATATTAACTTCACTATCAGTATGCCACTCGTAAAATGCTCCTGTTGGATATTCTGTATATTGTGCGTTTTCAGTTATTTGTATTCCGTCAAATCCGAAATGATTACTATTTACATTTCTAACCCAATTTTCAATTTTTTGATACATAGGTATAGTATCAGGATTTCCAAATGGTAACCAACTGATTGTAGTAATTCTTTTTTTAAAATCAATTGTGCCTTTGTCAGTAGTTATTTTTTTTCCTTCTTTATCAAGTGTATCTATACCTACTTCAGCTTTTTTTTGCTCCATAGATTGACCCACTCTTATAATATGTTCACATTGTTCTTTGGTAAAAATAGGATCGTTAGACTCAACAATATAAGATTTCCATTTAGGTTCTAATATTATCATTTCCAAATATCCTTAATTGCTTCTTGTCTTTCTTGTCCAAAAAACTTTCTTCCATCTAATTTAAAAGAAGAATATCTTCCTTCTTTTCTAACATAATGTAAAAATACTTGCATACATTTTTTGCCATTATATTTATCTCTCCAATGTTCATAATTGCAGCCTTCATAAGCTACTGCTTGTCCATTTTGTGTAAATAATGATAAAGGTTTTTTGTTTGGATCAGCTTTTCCATCTTTTAATTCGTGAAACCATATAGGCCATTCTTTGTCTGCAAATATACAAAGTGTAACAGAGACTTCACAAGAAGGTCTATCAACGTGTTTTGTAAGTTCGCTTCCATTGTAATACAACCTTGAAAAAGAATAAGTCGGTAGGAGTTCTATTCCCATAGCTTCTTCTACTAAGTGTTGTTTAGTTCTTAATAAAGATTCACTTGTAAAGTCAGCATAAGTTGAAACTGCTTTATCACATTGACCACAAGCCTTTAGTGATGGTTCTCTTGTTTCCCAATAATCTTTAAGAAAATCTGTCTCACCTTTTGTTAGAAAATTATTTATCGCTTTTATCATTTCTAATTTGATCTTTTTTTATTAAAGAAGGTATCTTTCCCTCTTTCATAAGTCTTTCAGCAGTAACTAATTGAGATGCGATATTCTTAGCTCCATCAGGATCATTTGCTTTTTCAAAAAATTTAATTGTTTCAGCTAATCTAATTGGAAGTGCTTTTTGTTGATGAGTATTAACATTTTGATCATCAAAATTAGGATCTGCTTCTTTTAACTCAGCTTTTATTTTTGACCATAATCTTAATTCTCTCATTCTATCTTTTGCAGTCAATAACATATCTGCTAAAGCAAATTTCTTTTCATCTAAGTTTACAAGTAACAATTCCTTTTCTAATTCGTCTTTTTCTTTTTTAATATTTCTTTCTATTTTTTTTACTTCTATTTGAAACTTCCTGTATTCAAAAGATAAAATTATAATTTGTTCAAAAAATACGTTTTGTTCTCTAACTGATTGCCAATATTTAGCTGCGTGAGTAGGATGTTTTAAATCATCTAAAACAGAAATACGCATCTCTGTTTCTGTTCTAAATATTTGTCTTTTCTTCCAAGTCTCTTGAAGCTCTGCTCTCATAGCTTTAAAGTCTTTTACTTCTTCTTCGCTAAGTATTTTTAAAAGATCATCTTCTACAGGAATTAGAGGATTTATATTTTTTGACATAAATTAAGATATATCAGAATACTCAAATATTTGTCAATATGTGAATAAATTGACTAGGGTATTGTTATTGCTACAGGTCTTGTTTTTGGTGGCTCTTTATCAAAATGATCGTCTGATAAAGCATCCCAAGCATTTTGACTAGCTGTAATTTCAGTATTTATTAAACTTTGAGCTTCATCTTTAGTTTTAGAAACACCTTTGACTTTTGCTATCCAAGCTTGACCTGTACTATTATTTTCAACTTCCCACACATTTGCTGGTAATCCTTCTACTATTAAAGGAACGTTATTTTCCTTTTCTTCGTGAGTTATAAAACCTTTTCCTGTGTTGTTTGCTGTACAATATATTTTTGCCATAATATTTCCTTTCTAAATTAAGCGAATGTTGCTGGTGATGTTAATGCTGCTAATGCAGCTCCTGAATATTCTGCTACTGCCGATGCAGGATAACCTGGAGCGCCTCCAATTACTAAACCTCTTGCACTTCCACCTCCTGTATCTCCACCTCCTGCATATCCTCCATCAGCTGAACCAAAAGCTGGTGCTGTGTGTAAATTTACATCAGTTGCCCAAGAAGTTCCATTCCATAACTCTGTTGAGTTAACGGCTGGATGTCTTGAACCTACACATAAAACGCCTGTGTTTGTAGGCCCATTAGCAGTTCCAATTCTTGCACCTTCGCCTGATGACTTAGGTGTGCTGAAACTAGGCCCTGTTGACCAAGAGCTTCCATCCCATCTATAAGAGTTTGATGCTGTGTTACTTCCCCATCCTATAAAATCTGATGTAGGCCCTGCACCAGCAAACCATTGATTCGTAAAAGGAGTTGATGGTTCTGCTGACCAAGATGTTCCATTATAAAGTTGAGATGCACTTGAAAGACTTGGCCCTGTCCAACCATTTACAATTTTAGTATTTGATTGAGTTCCATGTCCATGTTGTTGGTGTGCAGATGAAAAAGCATAATTCACAGAAGCAGTTGATCCCCAAGATGATCCATCCCATTCTGTTGAAATATTTGTTGCTGAATATGACGGGTGGATTGGACTATTTGGCCCTGATGGGTTTCCATGTCCTCCACAAGTTAATCCTGCAGATTGTGTTCCTGTCAAAGAGCAACCTGAGTTTGCGTAAGGGTGATTAGTTGCTTGAGACCAAGCACTACCATTCCATTGTTGATGGTCATATCCTCTTGCTCCGTTATCACCACCTGTTCTAGGATGTCCACCATATCCACATACTTCTGTAATATTCTCATAAGAAGGCCCATTTGTTGATCCTTGTGTAAATCCATAAGGCATAGCTGTTCCTGTTGCAAAAGCTGCTGTTCCTACTAAATAAGATTTTAATTGTTTTGTATCAGTTCTTAACCAAACACTTCCTAATTCTAATTCAGCACCAGGTGGATCTGAACTAACTGCTGAAATACCAGCAGCATCAGAACCCACTATACCTGTAGATCTTCCTTCATTTTTTTTAATTATTCCTGTCATTTTATATATTTCCTTTATTATCTAGTTTGATCTAAATAGCTTACAATTATATCAACATTTGCTGATGATCCAGTTGATGCACATAGATGATCTGTATCTTCTAAAACTAATCTGTCATTATAAACAAAAGTTTCATTTGCACCAAGAGATTGGTCGGAAAGAATTTCAAAATCTGTTCCACCACCATCATCGTCCAAATATAAATCAAATGTTTCTGCTGCACCAGCTGTTTCACAAACTGTGATTGACAGAATAGTGTATGTATGTCCACTTACACCATTAAGCAAAACACTTTCAGAGTTTGTAACTCCTGCCGTATGTGATACTTTTAATACTTCACTTGCCATATTTTTATTCTCCTATTGTTAAAATCCTAATACCATTGCTTTACCTGTACTAGAAAGAGTTGAGTTCATTGAACCTGATATTCTGACTTCCCCAGTACCATTTGGTGTTAGCGCTATATTACCATTTGATACTGATACTATCTCACTAATAACTGGGCTAGTCAATGTCTTATTAGTTAATGTGTCAGAGGAAACTAAAGATACTAAAGTTGAATTAGCTCCAGCTGGTAATATTAGTTCATTTGTAACACCAGCAGAATGTGGCTGGGCTTGAATTTGTTGACCATGTGTATTAGCTTCACAATTTAATTGTATAGCACCTGCATTGGTATTGCCTTTAACAACTAAATGACCTGTTCCATTTGGTGCTATTTCTACATCTGCATTTGATGTAGTAACAATATCTTGACCATTCATATCAAGATCTCCACCTAATTGAGGTGTTGTATCGTTAGCAACACTTGTCATTAAGTTACCATTTTCGTCAGGTAATGTGTAAGTTCTTGTTGTTGATGTAGATATAGCTGAACATTGAAACTGTGCTTTTTTAGTTGTATCTGCGTTATCTCTTAAAAAGAAATTATCATCATCAATAGTACTAACACTACCAGCAGTAACATTGTCTATTTGTGTTTGAATATTAGAATTAATTCCATTTAGATGGCCAAACTCAGTATTAGAAATTGTTCCATCGTGAATTTTTGTTGCATCAATTGCTGCTGAAGCATTAACATCAGCATTTACTATTGAACCTGCAGCTATAGAAGCTGTTCCATTAGTTGCTATTGCAATATCTCCTGAAATAACTACTGGATTAAAATTTGTACCATCTGCTATTAAAGCAGCTCCTGATGTATTAGTTGCCATTACAAGATCGTCACCTGAAATAGTTAAATCTCCAGCAACTGTTACATTGGCTCCTGACATTGTTAATGCAGTAGTAGTTCCTGATTTGATAATTAAATTACCTGATGTATTTGTTGCACTACCAAAAGTAGTTGCTGCATCTTTAAATAAAATATCTCCACCATCAGCATCAAGAATAATATCGCCTGTTGCATCTATTGTGTAATCTCCAGTAATCGCTGTAGTTTCAGGCATTGAAGTATTAGTTGCACTAATTGCTCCAATACATACTTGTGTTATAGCTTCATTAGATAAAGATCCTGAGTCAAAAGAAACTGTAACTGTTGTATCGCTTGAAAAAGAAACAGCAGTAATAGATCCATAAATTGTGCCTGGTGTTGAGGCTGTAACTTTAACCCTTCTACCAACGTGGTAAATAGAAGTAACATTAGCACTTCCTATTTTAAAACTTGTAGAAGATACATAAGTAGGTGTGTATGTTCCTGCTCCGTCTCCATATTCTATCCATTCAGCAGTATTGTACCATTGTCTAATGTCTGCCATGACATCTCTGAATGCATCGTTAATATTAGATGGTAGCATACCTTCTGCAACAGATACCGAATTTGATGCTGTTGCTGAGTTGCTTCCTGCTGTTGTATCGTATTTTCCTATAAATGTTCCTGCCATAATTCTCCTATTTAAAATCCTAACACTAATGATTTACCAGTTCCTGATAACGATGGAATCATTCCTGATTGGAAACCAAATCCATTTAAATTTAAATTACCACTCAATGTTGGAGTAGAATCTTCGCTTACAGATTTTATACCACCTCCACTAAATCCCATAAACCAATTGAATGCTTTATCGCTTTCAGTATTATTTTTATTAATTAAAGCATTAACTGCTTCTTCTAATTGTCTTTGAAAATATTCTTGTGTTTCAAAAGAATATCTAACATTGTCTATATTTCTTGCTTCACTCATCTTATTCCTGCTTTAGTTGCAATTAAATCTATTCCTTCTGCATGAGTAAATATAGTGCCTGATGGTACTTTTATATTTGCTCTAACATATCTTCCTGATTCTCTTACTGGATTAATTCCAGAGCTAACCATAGAAGATGAACTAGATTCTGTTTTACTGTCAGCTAATCTTTCTCTTGTTTTTAAAGTTACTGTAGCAGCTGCATCTACAATAGGTCTTACTCCTGTAATATTAGATCTTAAACCAGGAAATAATTCTAATTCTGAAGTTTCAATTTCACATTCATTATTAGTTCCTGAAAAGATAGAAGCTTTAAAATCTGAGTCTATTGCTCCTAAAAGCATTTGTCCACCTGACCAAAAATCAGTATCTAAAGATGCACTAATGTTATCAAGGTTTTCAGAAATAATATCCATTAGTTCTACTGTATATGCACCAACAAATTGTGAAAAAATAGTACTGGCATTAGCACTTGCTAAAGACCATTTCTTAGTAGAATAATTGTAAATAATAATTTTATCACAAATACCTGTTGTATTACTAGCATTAGATGTACTTGGATATAACCACATAGCTAGTTGATTAAAAGGATCTACAGCTGCACATATTCTGTCAGAGAATGCTTTGTTTAAATCTAAATCAAAAAATCTATTAACTTTTTCTGCACCTATTGGTAAAACAGAATCACCATTAATTTGATAAAATCCATCATCTGCATAAAAGAAAACTTGTCTATTATCTTGACACACAGTTCTTCCATACATTGCTCCTCTATTAGGAGATATTACTGATAATCTAAATACAGTTGCTCCACCAACATAGTCCATACGAATAATTTGGTTTTGTCTAAATACATATCCAATTTCGCCTGATGTTATAGCAACAACTTGTCCACCTGATCCTGGAAGATCTTGAGAATCAGATTGTTTGCCTTCCCATACTGTAATATCATTTATGCCTGACCATTGTATTCTGTTAGTAGCATTAGTTATATTACCAGTTACTAAAAAATCTCGTACAACTCCTGAAGTTCTAAAGACTGGGCAAGTTCCAGCAGTTTGAATTGATGAAAGATTTGCAAAGTTAGTTGATGTACCCATTAAATAAAATTGAGGTGCATCTACTCCGTTACTTGCAATAACATGTTCACCAAATTGTGTGAATGTAAAAAAATCAGTAGCTGCTCCACTTAAACTAGATTTACGTGATGTAAATGCTCCTGATGCTAATTGATAGATATTTGTTCTTGTAGCTACAAAATTATAAACTGTATTAGAGTTATCTCTAAATGAACCTGCACCTTTAGAATCTGTGCTAGTAGTATTAGTACTATAAGCTACTAAAGATGGAAATCTTTTATAAGAATTTAATGCATAATAAACATTAGTTGCTACATTAGCTCCTTGTTTACCATGTTCAGGTTGATCAGGTAACCATTCTCCAAAAGGTATCTGCATATTAACCTTTCATAAACTTTTTTAATCTAACTTGTGCTGCAGCTAAACTTGGAATATCCATCTCTACTCTTGAACCTTGTAAATATCCACCAGTAGGATCTGAATGAAATGATCCATATTTTTTGTTTAACTTTTTAAACTTTTTAGATTTTCTTATTTTGAGTAAAGCTTTAATTGGTAATGTTTTCATTATTTTCTCCTATAAAATGATAGATCTGTACTTACATCTGTTCTTTGAACAACAGGTGCAGAACCATATGAATCTTGTTTGTCATTATTCTCACATCTCTCAAGAGCTGCTGAATACATACCTAGCCATTGTTGCGTT